GTTGGATACTGGCAAGTACCACAAGAAGTACCCGACACTTGTGCCGTCTAGTCTTGATTATAAAGGTGTAGAAGGGTGCTTGTACGGAAGCGGCAAGCCCGGTTTGTTAACGTTCAACGCGCCTGTAACGTTGGCCGCTGAATTGTCTACGTTTGTTGTTGGTTTGGGTGAGATGAGTGAGGACACATTCTTGGTTGTCCGTTCACAGTGTAAGAGACTGGTGGGTCTCCTTGGGGGGCCAACATTCACACCTCGGGATGAATTGTTGTGTGTTCTTTGGTTTCCTATTCTTGTTTGGGATGCCATTTTTCCTCACTTTCACATAACTAATCCGTATAATAAATTACCTTTTGACGTCAACGACCTGGATTTCACTAAGCTGTCCTTCATTGATCACTCAAGGTACAAATTGGTGTCTAATCATTTATTTACCCGTGGTGTTCAGTCGTTCAATTTGCCTGTTTTTAAAGAGAAGAGATCCATGGCTAAGTATGTTAAGAATTTTTTTAAGAAGTGCATTTTGCACTTCAATAAATTTACTTTCGCTGGGGAACACTCAGTTCATGACTTGGAAATGTACAAGAGGTTGTGTGCTGGGTTCTCGAAACACAAATTTTTTACTGATTCACAAACAGCAGCTTATCGATTCTCCCAACCAAAGATCGATCTTCGAACCATTGGTCTCCATATTACAAAAACGCAAATAAATGGAAACAATGGTTCTGCTACTAATACCGACGACCATTCACCATCCAAGTTTGCTTATGATATTTGTGATATTAAACATTATGTAATCAAAGACAAGGCTGGTTTTAAATATCCCATAGCAAATGGTGTCAAAGCTACATCAGGGAAACAGGAAGCTTACTTCGGCACACATCAATATCGGCCTGTTTGCTATGCAAACACTAAAGAAAATGAAGAAGCCACGCTCCGTGCTAGGGTTGTGGTGGCGACGCCTAAACCCAATGAGAAATTTATGTGTGATTTCATCACATTTGTCAAGAAAAACATTTTGGAAATATTGAACTATAAGGTGATCAAGATTTCGCCCGTTTCGGATGCGGCGTATCTAGAGCGCAGCAATGCCTCACCGGGTGTGAAAAGGGTCCTGGTTAAAACATATGCATGGTTGAAGGAAAATAATATTGATTGTTGGTCTAAATTGCCCAAAAACCTTGTTCGAAAATGGGTGTCTCGGTCTCTCTTTTTAAAGAAGGAGAACTTGAATTATCGCACGCCATATGGAGTGAAGGTAAAAGCTGGTCGTGCCATACAAGGGGCTCCACCTGAGTTCATTTGTTTGGTGGGCCCATGGATAATGGCACTCCAAGATTTTTTCAAGGGTGTGTGGAGCAAAGACAATTGGTTGTGTTTTGCCTGTGGTGTTTCTGCGTGGGATGCTGCTGGTTTGCTCAATGCTATGTGGCAGGTTGTTGAGGATGATATTAGTACTTTTGATTCCTCAGTTTCTCCTGAGTTGTGTAAACTTGAAGTTGATATAGCAACAATATTTGGAATACCTAATGCAGTTTTATTATTGTTGCGTGCTAATCAAAACACACATGGGTACACTTTTCATGGTGCCGAGTATCACCTGCCAGGAGCTAGAAAATCCGGTGATCCATATACAACACTTTTTAATTCGATTCTCAACGCTTTGATGCACATCTATATAGTGCATGTTGCATTGGGTTGGTCGATCAAGGAGATCAAGAGGAAGTGTAGAATGTTGGTCGCTGGTGATGACAATGCTCTAACTATTGACACAGAAGTCAGAATAGATTTTCGTCACTACATGGAACGATTGGGTTTTAAGAGTGAGGCTATTTTCAGAACCATACACACCCTTGAGTTTTGCTCTTGCCGTGTATATTATGTTGATGGGCGACCTTGTTTTGGCCCAATGCCTGGTAAGGTTCTCTCTAAGTTGGGTTTTTTGAACTCACCACCCACAGACGTGACGGTTGAGTCTATGTTAAAAGGAATAGCTTTAGGACTACGTCAAACGTGTTATTACATTCCACCGATTCGCATCGTGGTTGATAGGCTACTGGTCCTGTGTGGTGACGCAATACCCTTCCACAAAAAGGAATTCTCTAAGCAGGAAGAGTGGCAAATGAATTTCACCAGTCTGTATGTGCCAAAATTCGAACCAGACGTTATGTGTAGTCTTCAGAACACATATGGTTGGAATGTTGCGATGCAAAAGCAATTCGAGAAGTATTTCTCGTCTTATACTATTGGACAAAAAATTTCTTGTCCGTCATTTAATGTTCTCTGTGATATAGACACAGCAGGACCATCTGTTTTAGCAGCTTAAGTAGCTGCTTGCCTCCACCCC